CGTCTGGGGCGGCTGCACCTGTTTGGCTTACAACTGGGGATTCTTCCATGTTGTTGGGGTTGATTAACCCGCCCGATGCAATCCCAATACTGTCAGCGTAAGCTGTCCGCAGGTTCATCTTGTATGCAATCGTGCTGGGTGTGTCGCCGGGGATAGCGAAGTATGTTTTCCGAACTCGGTCAATCTCAGGCTGGGTTGCTGCTGCACCTGTCTGGATACGCAAGACGCCTTCCGCCCAAGCAGCGGCTGCGGCTTCGTATTTTTGCCCATCGTCGGTCTGAAAGAAGTTGCCGAGGGGAACATTCCGCGCCGCTGCGTCTCTAATGTTTGATGGGTCGTACCGAGCCTCAAGAGTATTAAAAACTGGCGTGGTGGCGCTCATCATGGACCCGAACAAAGACAACTGGCTTTGCCGCTCGGTTAACTTCATCGTGCCGTTCCCCCCGGCGTTCACCGTGATGTTTTGCCCGCCCCCTGAAATCGGCGCGATTTTACCATCAGGTGATTTTTGGTGCGGCCCCTCAAGGCCCAGCGATGCCGCCTCTTCCGCGCCAATCATTTCCCAACCGGGGTCCGGCTCAAGGCTTCTTTCGAGATCAACCCTCGCCTGATCAACGCCAATTTGCGCGCGTTCTCTCTCAAGCTGCTCCATCGGATCAGGAGGTGCCATGTTCCCAAGCGCAAGGCCGAACTCGTCAGCCTCCAAAAGAGCCAGAGAAACGGCAAGCTTGGGGTCCATGCCCTTTAATTCGGGGTTCTCCGCAACCGCCGCACTCCATGCCTCTGGGCTGCTCGCGGCCTGCTGTAGCCGCAGAGCCTCGCCCCGCGCTTGCTGTATCATGGCTTGGCGTGACTGGGCGTCCTGCGCCTGCTGTGCAGCTCTGGACGCAGCAGCACGGGCTGTCTGTGCCGCCTGCTCACGCAATCGCATCTGTTGCTCGGTCGATTCCATGCCGAGGTGTGCCTGCTTGACGCCAAGAGCGGCCTGCGGGTCAAACTGCGCATATTGGGCCAGAGCGTTCTGGTCGCCAGCGTAAACATTCTGCCCTTCGGCCTGCATGAACTTAGCCAAAGCATTTTGGCGCTTCATTTCATTGGCCTGCTGCCCCATCGCTTTCCCACGATGAATGGCTCCGGCTAAATCAATCTGATTGCCGGACATTGCGATACCGGGTCGAAGCGCCATTAAAACAACCCCTGACCATTGCCGTAAGGCGAATTCTGCATTTCGCGATTCATGAACTGCATTTGCAGGCCGTTTTGCAGGCCACCCGTCAGGGCGTTGTAACCGCCCATGATGCCCGACGCCTGCGCGTTGCCCTGCTGCATGGCAATGTCACCAGCCCGTGCCGAATAATTCGCACCAGCCGCTGCCTGCCCTGCCTGCGCGGCTTGGCCGGACGCCATGAGTTGGCCCAGCCAGTTCATTTGGTTGTTGCGATCCATCTGGACCGTATCGGCGCGCATACCCTCAAGAGCGCCAACGGTAGAGCCCGAAAACAAGTTGCCTCGCCCCGCCGCGCCTGCCTCAATCGCCCCAACACCTTGGTTCATCATTATTTGAGACGCGGGGGTAAGCTCGAAAGAATAGCCGTTCGGGCGCTCGCCAACACCTGAGAGATAGGCAAGCGCGTTCATGCCGCCAAGGCCCACGTCCATGAAGGGGCGAGCATCCCGGCGGCCTTGCTGGAACATGCTGTTCGTTATGTCGCTGGCTTGATCTGCCGAGCGGGTCATGGCGTCCGCTGATTTATCGGCGGCCTTCATGCCCATAGCCCCAACAGCCAGACCTGCAAGAAGTGGCAAAACCATTATGGATTCTCCAATGCGACCACACGGGCCTTTAGCTGATCGACTTCAGCAGCGAGGGCTGCCTGCGCCTGCGCCTGCGCCTGCGCAAATTCTTGAAACCAAAGCACCGTTTCCGGCGTTGGGTATCCGTTCCCATCAACCAAACGCTGTTGAAGATTAAAGGCGTCCATCAGGCCACCTCTACGTGGGCAACGGCATCAATCGCCATATCAACCGGGTCAGTCATTCTGATCCGTGCCGACATTTGGCGAAACATGCCCAAATTCCTGAAAATCAAGCGCCGCTCTTGCTCGCCGACAACGGATGCAACTTCGATCCGCTCATTCTCGTATTTCCGGCAGTCTTTAGACGTTTCCATCCAAATATCCGCCGCTTCATCGCCAAAATCTCCGAAAAATTCCAGCGCCCGAATAACAAACCGATCCCGGCCAAACTCTACGCGCCGCGATGTCGCCTGCCTGATTAACGGCTGGTCAAAATCTTTTCCGTTCCGCGCCATTTTTGAGATTTGGCCCGTGTTCCTGCCTGTGAACCATTCGCCATAGGCTTGAGCCGCAGAAACCGCTGCCCACGCCCCATCGCCCGTGGCTCGCTTAAGCCAGCGGCGTTGCGTGAAATCGTACATTCTAGCAGGTCTGCCCTTAAAGCGAATGACGCCCAGCTTGTGGCCTCGATCCTCACAGTAAAAAACCCGGTCTGGGGTTTCCGCCTCAATATCGGACTGCACCCCGCCATCCATTAACGGCGCAACCTGCGCGCCCGACAAGACATAAGGCACCTTGTCATCACCAATGAAGAAAATCCCAACATCAGTCTTGGCGTGAAGCTTCGGACCAAGCAGGCCCACCTCGATCACACCGCCCGGCAACGGCGCAAAGGCGTTTTCGTCGGCGGCTCCACTTGGAGCCCAAAGCTCGATTGTAGACCCGCCGAAAATCACGAGAATTTTGTTTACGGATTCAATCGCAATAATCTTGTCTGCGTCCGCTTCGGCTCTGGCGAAGTTCAGAGCAGGCCATGATTTGCCGTCTGCGAGTTCAGACCACTGAAACTGGTTTCCCTCGCGCTCAGTAATAATCGAATAATTGCCCAGAAACCCAACCGCGCCGACGTCTTCGAACCGCGCGCCTGTCAGGTCCACCCGGTCAAACGAAGCCCCGTCCCACGCCCACAACTGCCCCTCAGCGCTCACAAGCGTCATGTCGAGGTTGCCGGAAATAGTGGTGTTATCGTCGTGGATTACAGTGCCGAGCGGTGCGGCCGATCCAAGGCGGTCGATGCGGAAAAACGTGCCATTAGATACGCACCACAACGATTGATTGACTTGTTTCATCTCGGCCAAGAGCGGTTGCCCGGTATCAACGTGCAATTCTTCGCCTGCCACGGGCCTTAGTTTTGCCTTGTCCTGATCCACCTCCACCAAGAAGTTTATCAGGTCTTCGGGATCGTGCGCTTGGTAGGCGCTATCACTCGAAGCCTTTGACGCGAAAATCAGCTTAGCCACGAATAAAGCCCCGGCGCTGCGATGGAAGGCAGGTTAAAGCCTCGGGCAAAGTCGTGACCGTATCTTCCTTGAAGGTCTTCCAAATCATTGACCACGCGTCCCGTGCATCAAGCCGGATTTGCCCTGTGATGGGGAAAGAGAAATCAGCGCAAAGCCGTTCGGCCAGCAGGTCGGTGATGAATTGGTGAAACTCCGGCCCAAGCGCAATGTCGGTCGCTAGTTCATAATCAACGTGTTCGACGTCAGCGCCCTTGACCTTCCACGAGTGCATCATGGCGTTAAGGCTGTCCAAGGCGCTATTTGCCTGCCCGTCTGTGGCGGGGGCATCCTCCGCGACCACGCCAATACGGCGAAGGGCGCGAAGGATTATGTCGTTAGCCGTTGCCATTTCGGCTTAAAGGGCCGCTGGGCTGTCGGCCCAATCGTCTGGCAGTTTGCCGGGGAATGTCTTTGTGACAAGAGCCCCCTCCACCATCTTGTAGCCGCAGACAGGCGGCTTTGGCGCTTCGCCTTTCGCAACCCCTTCAAGGGCATCAAGGCGAGCGGTCAACTCGCCCACCTGCCCCTCCAAAGCATCAACGCGGTCGCCCGGATTCGGTTCGGTTTTTTTCTTTGGGCCAGCCATTATACTTCAGCCCCCCAAATACGGATCGCGCGGGCAGGGTCGGTGTCATCGACCTTGTAAAGCCCATCAATCCGAGTGTGCTGCGCCAATGTCATTGGGTCAGACCAGCGCGTCAAGCTCAAGCTCATGCGGTTGCCCGACTTCTGAACCGTGGTGAACGAGCCAGAGTTCTCGATCTGAAGTGGCCGCGAAACAATCGTCCCAAAGTCGCGATTGAACATGAGCGACTGGCGGTAAGTCACACCAGCATCGCCCGTGACTGTAATCACGGCATTGTCGCCCGGTGCGGCGCTGACATTCTGGAAGGCCCCGTCGATCACGATTGCAGGCGAGATCGTCACGGTTGCGTTGCCGCCGCCGTCACTGCCAACATCGGCCTTTACAACGAACTCTTGAAGCTTGCCCGTGCTTTGCTTTGTGACCGGGTTGACCGAGTTAACGCCAGCAATGGTGAACACGTCACCTTCTTTCAGCAAGCCACCTTCCGAGGCTGTCCAGCCATCGGTTACAAGCGTCTGCTCGTTGGTGTCTTTGACGGCAACGTAATTTACGTTCTGCGCCGCGCCGTTGACTAGCGGTGTGCCGCCGTGGTCGCCAACTGTGTGGTGCGGAATGTGGACGCTTTCGTAGTTCATCACCTTGGCGATTTTCCCGATAGTGCAATCACGAAGCGCAGGCGTGACGTTCTGGTCGTCGTACAGGCCGATAATCAAATCAGCTAGGCCATCGGCGGTGTCAGGATCGTGTGCACAATGCCATTGGCCGGGGACGCCCAACTGGGTCATCTTGGACCGAGCCAAACCGATTTGATTGCGGTTTGTAATCGGGGTGCCGGGTTTGTTGTGCGTGTTCCAGACCTTTTTGTAGAGCGACCCAACCGCAGTTTCTACGCGCTCTGCCATAGGCGTGATTGCGTTGCGGATGAACATCTGAACGCGGTCTTCGGTCACATCAAGGGTGCGCTCAAGAACGGGAATCTGGAATGGCTTGATTTTAAGCTCTTGATCCAGCGTGATCTCTTTGATGCCTTCGATAATGTCCTGATAATCGGCATTGGTCAGAACAAAATTCGAGTTGCCTTCGAGCAATTCAAGCCGAACAGCGCGCCGGATTTTTGCCGTATCACCAATAGCGCCGAATTCGTTGCCGAAGTCCTTGTTGATGAGCGTGGCCATCGCCAGCTCGTTCTCGAAGTGCATCAACAGCTCGTTGAGAAGCACTCCGGGGGTTTCAAATGTATTGGGCATGGGTTTTTAACCTATGTTACATGCCCCGATGCGCACGGTACTCTGCTTGCGACATTTCGCTAGGGTCTTTTGTCGAAGACGCCGTTGCAGTGACCGTTTCAATCGGGGGGGTTGCTTGTGATAAAACGCGGGGCGCTGGTGGGGCAGCTTTTGCGCTGACTTTACCCAATTCAATCGCGGCCTGCGTCGGGTTCATGTTTGAGATAGCAAGCGCCGTCTCAGGATTTTTGCCGAGATAATAAGCGACGTCCGCGCCGTTCTCCATTTCGGGCAGCATCATCGCCACCTCTTCAGAAATAGGCGCCTTGAGCGCTACCTCTGTGAAATCGGGATACCGCTCGCGCGCCTCTGCGGCTTGTTCCGCCCATGCCTGTTTAACTTCGGCCTGCCGTTCGTTGGACAGGTCTTCTATGCGCTGGCTCGCCCCTTGGGCGTCCGCCTCGCGCATCTGACTGACTGCGTTGAACGACGCTCTTGCCGCTACGTAGTCGTCAGGGTTTTCAAAGTCTTTTTCGGATGGTGCAGTGATGCCTTTGGCGGCAGCGAGCGCACGATCACGCTCTTGTTTCGCTTGCTTAATCTCAGCTTCAAGCCGCTCTTTAGCCTCCCGACGCCGTTGGCTGCGGGTTGGCTTTTGGGGCTTTTCGACTTCGGGTGGCTCAACTTGAGCCTGCTCGTTTGGAGCTTCGGTGACCTCAGTGGCGACTTCTGCCTTTTCTTCGGTCACAACTTCAGCGGCACCCTCAGCGGGGTTCGTCTGTTCTTCGTTTGTCATGGGTTTCTCTAGTTTGCTAGGGTTTGTGCGACCGCCTGCGACACAAGCTGTTCAACCTGCGCCTTTAGCGAGCCGTCTTCCATTGCAAGCTCCAGTGCGAGCTTTGCCGCTTCAACGTTCGCCTTCTTGGCGTCCGCTTCTGCCTCGTCTGCCTCAGAGACCACCTTGCGGATTTCGGCCTCTTGAAGCTTTTGTTGAATTTGCGCCTGCTGCTCTGCCTGCTGCTGTTGTAGCGCGGCTGTCTGCTGTTCTTCGGGCGTCATTTCTTCGGGCTGTTCAGCAACCCCCGGCGGAAGCAACTTGCGCAGTCGTTCTGCAATCTGGTCAGCCCCCGGCCAGTCCTGATTTTGCGCAATCAGGTCCATAATGACAGGCGCGGCTTGCGGGTAAGCTCTGCCAAACTCGATCAGGCTTTCGGCGGCTTCTTGGCGCTGCGTGCTGTAGCTTGGGCCTGTGGAAATCCGCACACTGTAGGTGCCGACCGTCAAATCATTTTCGCCGTTGTTGATCTGCTCGATCTTGGTGTTTTCTTCCGGCCCGATAATCGCAATCGCACGCGACGTATCGTAGACCTTGGGGATCATATCCACGAGAACGCGGCCGCACTGCTCAATCGCCTTCGCGAGGTTATCGACATAAACCGACGTTGATATGTCCGATTCCGTTTGGCGCTGGCGGATAGCAACGCCGCTTTTTTCGTTCGATTCCTCGCCCAAGGCCGCAGCATAAATCCCCGTTGTGGAATTCATATCGTCCGCAGCTAGGGCAATCTCTTGCATTAAGCCCGGCGACGCCACGGGCGGCATTTCACGGCTTGGTGGTGAAACCCCTTCCTCGTGATTGTAGACCAAAACGGCATCGCTGCTCTGGTTTGCGGCTTGCCACCGCTTTTCGTGACCTGCGAGTTGCGCGGCGGTCCCGATGTACGGCGCTTTTGGCTGCAATGAGACCAGTTCAGCGTGAGCAGAACGGCTATAATTGTACAAGGTCTGCGCGTCTTTTGCGTGGCGGATCACGCTGGTCATTACGGTCTTTTTGCCTATTTGGATTTCCTCGCCCGTCACGGCGATTACAGGCAAGTGCTTGCCGTTCCAGTCCTGCGGCCCTTCGATGATTTCTTTGCCCGAAAGCTTGGCCCATTTGATCTTTGGCACCATTGTCTCGCGGGTGTCAGCTTTTCGTCGGCACGCCAGAAATATTCTGCAATCCTCACGCTGTCCGCCGTGGCCCAATACTCGCGCGCGCTATCCTCTTTTGAGAACTCAACGGGCGTGGCGTTCGGGTATTTCTTCTCAAACTCAGATTTTGCCATGTCGTCGAACACGAACACATAGCGGCCATCCGCCTTTGTTGGTTCCTCCGCCAGCGGGTCAAACACCACCGCGAACGGGTCACGAACCCTTTTGATCTTAAGCACCTGATTGAAGCTATATTCGTTCTCGTACTCGGTCAGGACGCGAAACCAGCCGCGTGAGCATTGAGCCGCCAGTTCAGCCGCGTTTTCGTA